TCCAAGGAGAACGGCAACCACGACCAATAAGGGAAACCTTTTGGATGTTGTTGGTTTGCCATGTTGTTCGGTCTTGGGAGAGATCAAGAGTAAATGATCCATTCTCACAGAACACCACAAGCTCGCCTTGACCTCGTACATTGATGTTGAGGGATGGCATTACCCTCATGCCTGTAATCAACCCAAGGTTGGCGGGAGGTGTAAATGATCCACCTTCTTGCCAATAAGTTTGCTCGGTAAAGTTTTGGGTGTTGGATGTCGTTGTAAATCCGTTTCCAAAAATGATATCAGAAACATAGATGTTGTTGCTGGCAGTGCTTACCGCAACACGCCCATAAGCATAAGCCATGATCGTTCCAATTGGCATTTGTTGCTTAACAGGATTAAGCCTAAAGCAAGTGTTTGGTTGTGCCGCTGTAATCGTTGTATTTGAAGCAGTAGTTGTTGCAATGTTTGACCAAGGAGTAGATGACCCATCTGGAAATACGCTACGAATTTGGAATGCGTATTGGATAGATGAAGATTGAGCAGTAAAGGTATAGGATTTTTGGGAATAAGGAACTAAAGCAATCGTTCCAAATATTCCTTGGTTATACTGAACTTGAATTTCATTCTGAATCGCTCCTGGAGCATTATCCGTCCATGTTAAAGATATGCTAGTTGAACCATTTCCCTTTGCTTGAAGATTGGTTGGAACTCCAGATATGTCTCCAGACCATGCAATAGGATCTTGGTATCCGTTTTGGATATACATCCAATCTTCAGCTTGAACAAACCATGTGTGCATCATGGTTGGATCATTTCCATCAATAAGTTTGTAAAGAGTTCCTACATTATTGACGATAGATAGGAAATAGATTGTTCCCGCAACTGATACCACAAACCCATCTAGTGATCCCGTCTTGATTGCCTTATAAGGCCAAGCACCTTGGAAGTTTCCAGTTTGGAAAGCGGTAAGGATAGATGGATCTTGTCCGTAGGCTGGTGTAATTGGAATCTCCGTAAAAGGAGGACGAGTAGCATTTACTCCTTGTCTAAAGGATCGGTTTACACACGATGAAACAAATTCCGCTGGAAGGACTGAAGGATGCGTTTCCGCATCCATTCCAATCGTTAGCGTAGATCCATCGTAGACTCTGCCATCGCTCGCCATAACATCAAGTAATAGAGTTTATGTATTCTTTAGGATTATTAAATCCAGCAGATTTTATCTTATGCCATTGATTTTTAGCAATCTCTGATTGTTTTTTTCTTGATTCTGGAAATTGCATTCTTTCTCTATTTGCTTTATTTATTTTTTCCCTAGTTTCTTTTGATTGATTTTTTGTTGCCTCGGATATTTTTCTTTTTGTTTCTTCAGAATGTTTTCTTCCTTTATTAATCAAAGAAAGTTTCTTTTTAGTTTCTTCTGACATTGGCTTTCCTTTTTTTCCTTTTGTTTTTAAGGATAGCTTTTTTTTAGATTCTTCTGAATGTCTTTTTAATCCACCACCACCAGAAAGTAAATTATATCCAAATTCTCTAATTGTGCTTTTGTAATGAGCAATCCATGCTGTTTCTCTTATATCAAGCATATATTGATTGCATTCTTCTAAAATCAAAACCTCAAAAGATAATTCACCATATTTTTTCCAAGCTCTAAGTAAATGCTCATTATTATGATAATTAGCATTTAATGCGGCTTTATGGGATCTAATTCTTTCTTTTATATTAACGCTTTGACCAATATACCATTTACCATTTAAGGAATTACGAAATCCATAAATACCGCATTTTCCATCCTGTGCCATTTTAGAGGAAGCTCAATTCGTAACCAGAGATTTGAAGGGTAAATGAATCACCAGTTCCAAGAACAGCAGTAGTATAGATATTAAAGTAACTTCCTAAGTTATTAGGAACAACACAAGTTGTTGTGGAATATGCAATATTTGTTCCTGCTGTTGTGTATGGAGCAACAATAAACGCTCCATAAATTTCATTTGTAGTTGTTACGTTCTGATATGTTGCTCCTGTTGATCCAGCGGCAATATTTGAAATAACTACATTTGCTGTTTGAGTAGCAGCAGCACCAACTAGGCTAAATCGGAAGAATGCTTTATCAACATACTGATATGGGGCGTATGAAATAGATCCAGACCAGTATTTGTTTGTGGCTTGTGTTGATTGTGTTGAGACAACAACGTTTGCTGTCTGCCCAAGGTTTACTGCCCTGCCATTCTGGTTGTAGAGAGGATCAATCTGGGAAGATGAATTTGTACGGAATAATCCAATCAAACGGAAATATGTATATCCAGTTGGAAGGGTTGGAGCAGTTGGGCTTATTGAAGCAAGCGTAGCAACGGTAGATGTTGTAGAATTGTAAATTGCAAATACATAATAATAAGTACTTGCAATTAAAGAACCTGTATCAAGTCCATTGGGAAGGCTATTGGTAGAAAGGTTTAGCGTGTAAGTAGAAGAATTATTAATAGCAATACCACTTCCAGCAACACTATTAACAACTAGATTTCCAAAATTTACACTCAATGAAGTAACGCTTGCGTATGAGATATTTACGGAACGAGCGTCAACAAATCCATTTGTAGCTGGAGTGGCAAAAGCTGGCACTCCACCAACCATTGTAAGAACTTGACCAGCGGTTCCAAGTGCGGCCTGTGCAACTACATTAGAAGAGTTCTTATAAACCACGCCTTGATTAGGAATGATATTTTCAATCGTTCCCCAATTAACTGTGCTTCCTCCAATTGGAACAATCGGGAAAGTTGCTTCTGTTGTAGATGCAGGGAAAAGCTCTACAAGTTGTCCAGAGTTTCCAGACAAAGCAGATGTTGCAAGAAGATTTCCAGATGTTTGCGTTTGTGTATTGGGAGAAATATAAATTGGATGTGCCGCAGATCCATCAGCCCAATTTACAAGGCCAGTAGAGGCATTGTATGAAAGCAAGCTATTAGAGTTAAAAGTAGGAACAGTATACTTACAAGAAGCAGAATCTTCGCCCACTACACGCTGAATAACGCCTTGTCCTAATGCGTCACAAGTTGTTGGGAAGTTAGAGTTACAAGCTGAAGGTGCATACTGGACTGTGTTATCACATCCACATCCACCCCATCCATTATTGTTGCATCCACAAGACATAGTTTTTAGTTTTAGTTGGTTTTTAAGAAAAGATCAAGTGCTGTGTTGTGGCAGTGAATTGGGTTAAAAATTGTTTTGAACTAACCAATTTGACGGACTTCCTGTTGTTAAAGTAACGGAACCTCCATTTACAACATTACTAGAAATACAACCATGATCCCCTCCTCCTGTTCCGTTATTAAGCACAATAGAACCTCCTGCTGCTCCAAATGAATTTCCTACAATATATGCAGAATAAGCATTAGTAAAGGAAAACCCATTTCCAATACATATTGAAGAATCAATCATGCAATTTGTTATATTAAAACCATGTGACAGCGTAGAATAAATAGCACTTTGTAAATTTGGAACACCATTACCTTTAAATATTGCTTTATCTATTATTATTCCTCTAAATTCAGCTATTCCGTTTCCTATTTTGATTCCATAAGATAAAGAAGGATAATTAGGTTTTATAAGTGGTTGTATAATTGCAGAATTTATTGTTATAGTATTTTCGATTTGAAAACCAACGGTTGGGGTATAAATTCCAATCCAGCCAGCGGTATCTGTTCCCATTGATGCAATAAATGAATTATTGACAATACATGGATTTGCAAGAATCATACCATAACTAATAGTTTGAATATCAGTATTAATAAAATTAACGAATAAACCTTGTGCATGATATATTCCAATATCATAATTTATCCAACTACAATCTGTTGTTGTAATGTGTTCTGGGCCAGCATTAAAAGAGTTGTATTGAGCAACGGATGTTTGAAATCCAATAAATCCAATATTTTTTGGTGCATTATCTCCAAATGCTGATATGTTAGAAAAATAAGACTGAATAACTGACCCAACTAAAACAATAGGGCATCCAACGGCAGACATTATTATTCTATCCACATTAATTTCAAAACAATCCTTAAAGTAAAAACCACCCCCAAAACTATTGGTAATAGTTATATCTGTAATTGTAATTCCATTATTATATTGAACTGATTGATTGGCATCAACTCCTTTAGCATAAAAGGCATATAAGTTATTGCAAGTATTATTAAAAGGAGCTATAGATAGTTTTTGAATAAAACAAGCCTGTCTGGTTGAAAGATACGCAACAGGAAACGTAAATGCAGAACATCCATTGCATAAAATAGTTGTTGAATATGATCCATTTCCAAAAACACCACTTTTTGCTGGAATAATAGCTGTAGATATAAAATAAACTCCATTATCCAAATATACAGAACTGCGTATAGTATTTGCATAATTGCAAGCTGCTTGTATAGCCGCTGTATCATCCGTAACCCCGTCTCCTACAGCTCCAAAATCCTTTACATTAACTACATCAGCAAACCGATTAGCAAGCGTTCTAGGCGTTGTGGAGCCAGTTGCCGTCACCAAGGCGTTGTTTGGATTAATTGTGGTGTTAGCGTAAGCAGCAAGCTGACCAGATGTATTCAACCCTACGGCATAGTTAATGGTGCTCTGCTGAACTTGTTGAAGATTTGGCAAGTAAACAGGAGCTTGTGCTGATCCATCACCCCAACGAGTTTTGCTTCCATCATAGATCAACCAGCTAGGATTAAGAGGAATATTAAGCCTATTGATCTGGCTGCCATTCTGCCAGACAAGAGGGCCAACCCCTTGTCCTGTGGGGGGGATTATGCTGATTGGGACTGTGTTGTAGCAGGGCATGGGAATCTAGCAATCAATAGCACCAACAAATTCTGGAAGCGTCTTTAAATAAAGATATGCTTGTTTAATAAAATTGTCTGCATTGTTAAGGTTTGGAATAAATGTAAAATTTTTGGTTTGGAATATGGTGTCTCCATTTGCATAATTTACAGATATAACCGCATTTTCTTTAGTTGCATTTACTGCAACTGCTTTGATGTATACATTGTTTAATGTAACATTGATTCCAAAGTTATCATCAAGATTTAGATTTTGTTTTAATGCCATAAGAATATAGTAATTTTATTATTTTGTGTATACTCCATACACATTTCCACCACCAGAAGAAATAAAGTTTACTTGAAGTTTAAATAATGAAGGAACAGTTACACATCCAATTCCAACATTGCTATATGTTGGAGTTGCACCAGGAAATGTTACGATAGCTGAACTGTGAATTGCTGGATCTAAATATACTACCAATGTTTGTGCAGTGGTATTATTTATGTAAAGAATTGAACTAGATGTTGTAAATGTTCTTCTAGTTGGATATAATCCAATATAACCATTATATCTATCAATAGCATTACCAACATAGTTTTGGGTTCCTGCGTCAGTTAGCCAAGTTGAATTTAAATTTCGATTTACATAACAATCATCAATAACATTAAATGATGTTCCTGATGAAAATGATATAGCATTGTAATATCCGCAACCTCCAACATAATTTCCAGAAGCAATTGATGTAAATTTTATTGAAGAATCACTAGAACATCCTGTAAATGAATTTCCAATACTTTGACAATTAACATCTGCAAGTATATTTGCTTCAAAATCAACTCCAATAAATTTGTTTCCTAAACTTCCGTAAGCAATAAAAACACCATATCCATCATTTTGCTCTGAAGTTCCACCAATAAAAGTATGCACATCTCCACCTTGAATGTGTATACCATTTTGAGAAACTCCTTCAAAAATTGGATTAATTATTGTACAAGCAGTTGAGTTTGAAAATCCAATTGTGTCAAAATATATTCCATATTTAGGTCGTGCACCAGAATACCAACCATTAGGATATTGATTTAAAGATACTGTTGGGCTATTAAAAACTGTTGCTACACAATATTTAACCATTATTCCAGCATTGCTACATCCATTAACTGTTACATCAATGTTAGAATGTTGAATTTGAGCCAAATAAACTCCATTTTGGCAAGAAGAAGTTGCTAAAACTATAAATCTTCCAAAAGTAAGATTAATACATCCTGTCCCCGTTGCGTCAATAATTACTGCGTTTCCACTTCCTGTGTATTTAAAAAATACATTGCCATCATTAATAATTGTAGCATTATCAATGGCCCAATTTGGAGATTGAGTATAAAGATATGTTCCAGCAGGAAACACTAAAGTATTCGCATATCCCAAAGTTGGGTATTTGGGTTTACTTATGAAATCACGGGCAGCCTGTATAGCCGCTGTATCATCCGTAACCCCGTCTCCTACAGCTCCAAAATCTTTCACGTTTACAACGTCAGCAAACCGATTAGCCAGTGTTCTAGGCGTTGTAGATCCAGTAGCTGTCACCAAGGCGTTGTTTGGAGCATACTGAACATCAGCAAATCTTACCAATTGACCCGTAGCACTCATGCCAATCACATTTGATACTTGCGTAGGATCGTACTGTTGCAAGTTTGGCAGATAGATCGGCAATTGATAAGAACCATCAGCTACTACAAATCTCTGACCATTCCATGTCTGGAGACTAGGATTAGATCCGGGTACAACAGGATATTGCTGTCCACAACCACAATAGTTGTTTGAGTTGCAATTCTGATTATTGGTGTAATTCATTTAGGCGAAAGTTTGGATCATCTGTTGGTCACGGGACAACCAGCCTCGGAGATTATTCCTTAAATCGGGTCGTCTGTCAGCTATATTTTTATAATGCTCATCATTGTATTGACCAATCATCAAACACAATTGATGTGCGTCCTCTTGGAATGCTGCTTCTTCAGTTTGAGAGCCTATCTTGCCATCTATAGCAATGTGAACTCCAAGGGCATTTATAGACTGCTGGAGTATCTTGAATGCAGTTGCGTAACCCTCATTCACGGCAATGTTGGCTACCTCCTCGCCTACCCCTTGAGGAAGAAGATCAGCTCTTGATTCTGACCAGTAATAGTCGTGATAGGTATCAGCTATCCATTTAGGGGTAGGATTATCAGGCAAGTGATCATACTTTTGGGTAAGGCCACAGAATGTAATCCCGGCTCCATCATGATCATCTTCCTTGAGGATGTTTCCTTGTCGATCAACAGTTGCCTCAACATTGCAGATGAACTTTAACCAAAAGGTAAATCTTGGGGTATATTTATCAGCAGAGTAATCTAGGATGTCTTGAATTTTCATAGATCACGAACTCTTGGAGATGGGAATGAATCATCCTCATAACGATTATTTTCAAATGGCTTTTGGATTATCTTTGATCCTCGATTCACTGCAAAGATAGATGCTATCCAAGTAAGGCAAGCAGATGGGTTGAAATCATCATGAATGTAATTAGCAAATATTGTGTAACCAATCACAACAATAAAAGCTATTAGTAGAACAATCTCCCACACAAGGAATGAAATCCTTAAACTAGAAGGAGTACCATTAGTTTCGCTTAATAGTCCCTCTAGGAAGTTCATAGATGAGATAGCAATGCCCAAGAAGCACCGAATGCTGAAAGACCAGCACCAACTCCAATGAAGATTCCGTAAGGTGAGAATGCCATAGCAATCCTACCAATCATAAAAGTAACAAGCATTCCAATGATAGAAGAAAGGATGAAGAGGAGTTTATTAAAATGAGAGATCCTTTGTTTTAGGCTAGATATTTCCTTATCCTTTTCCTTGTTGGAATTTATAAAGAAGTCAATTTGAGATTGAAGTTTCTTGGCTAGATTAGCTTCTGTAAGCAATTGTTGTCTAATCTGATTGATATCATTCTGTGCAACCTTGATGGCCTGGTTCTTTAACGCCACAGTCTTTTGTTTCAACGCTACATCTAATTCCTTGACAGCGTTATTTGTATTGGCAATCGCTGGAGATAAATCCAAATAGTTTGCTTTAGGTATGCTGGCACATCCAACCAAAAGAAACGCCATTACTAATACCAGATATTTCATTTAGAGAGTTTTTTAATGCTTGCGTAGATAGCCACACAACCAGCAATAAAAGAAACAATTAAAGTAATATTCTGCAACCAAACGTGCGAATTATTAAAAAATGATACAAGTAATGTCACAAGGGATACTAAAGCACTTGTTGATGCTGTTGTTGCGTCTGGACTAGGTGATGAGGAAGGATTCATTGCTGTAATTTTACTTTGGCATATAATGAAACATCATCTGAATAGAAATTTTGAAGTGTTGTAATTTGATCTGGAGTTAGAGTTGGCTTTTTGTTTGAATCTGTAGCGTTTATTAAGGGAATTGGAGTAGGTAATCCCAATGCCTTTGCCATAGGGTTTAAATCTTTAGCAAAATCAAAATAGTTAATCCCGCTTGGTTCTGGTATGCCAATAAGATTTACTTGCGGCATAAAATGAGGATTTAGTTTTGTTTTGTCTTGCTCAATAAGCCAATCAATAAATTCATCTACAGGATACCATGAAGGAACTCCTCCAGTAGAAAGCGCATAAGAAGAAATAAATCTATCTACAGGATCTCTAACAATTGCGTATGGAGTACCAATTGGAGTTGGAGTTGTTTTTATTCCCTCTATGTTTTGAACACTTTGACCAAGATTGGTTTTATTAAAATAACCTTTCGCTATTAATTGCGTAAAAGTTGAAGATGCAATTCGATAAGTTACACAATAACTTGTTCCATTTGGTAAATTTAACCACCTTGAAGGATTTACATTATTTTGAATAATGTTTTTATTGTAAAACCCATTAGATAATAAGTCATAATAATCTCCAATTCTTGCATACTTTCTTCGCTTTTTATTATCATCAAATGTTTGAACATAATTTCCAACTCCAAATGTATTTGTGCAAAAATCAATTCCATTCTGCTCTGTTTGAGAATCAGATTCCGAAACAGAAATCAAATCAATAACTAAATTGTCTTCATCAAGTTGTGCAAAAGTTGCCATAATTTATGCAGTATATGTGCCAGAGTTTCTATATGTCAAAATTACATTTGTTCCATCTGTTGCAACAAGAGGAGTTCCAGTTATTTTTCCAGTATAATTATTAATTGGAATTGATAAAATTACAGCTCCATTTTGTCCATTTTGTGCTGAATTACCAGTAGCACCAGTTCCTCCTTGACCAATTAATCCATCTCCATTATATCCTGCATTTAAACCACCACCTCCACCACCACCGCCATAAAATACTGAATCTCCAGTAATATAACTTTCAACACCTGCCCCTCCATTGCCTCCTTGACCTGGATCTCCAGGACTTCCAAAATCTGCTGATCCATTACCACCATAATATGCTGGAACTGAAAGGGCAGCTCCACCAGAAGCTGTTAATATAAGAGAAGCTCCAATTTTAATTGTTGAGTTTCCTCCACTTGTTGCTGATTGATAAGCATTGCCGGTGTTGTTTCCATCATACCCACTTCCTTGCCCGCCAACTCCCGGAGAAATCGTATAGGTAGTCCCAGTTGTTACATTTATTGCACCTTCAGGGTCTATAGAAGTATCATATACACTTCCTCCATTTCCACCAGCATAAGAGTGTAAAATAGGGTCACTTCCAGTTCCACCACCTCCACCACCACCTGTTAATAGTGCATTTATGTTATAAGAAAATGAACTTGGTGCGCCAGCACTAGATGCGTATGTAGAGTTTTTCTTAAAAGTAAGAATGGTATTTGATCCAGAGGTAGTTTTTGTCCAAACAGAACTATCAACAACTCCACCATTCACATAAGCATCTCCCGGATAGCTTGCCGTAGGAATAGAAAGAATAACAATTCCAGATCCTCCATTGCCTCCTACTCCACCGCCACCTCCAGAGTTTCCCCCTCCTCCAGATCCTGTATTTGCGGTAGCATTTCCCCCATCTGCGTTAACTCCCGTAGCTCCATTTCCTCCTCCAGATGAACCGCTTCCACCTAAAACTCCTATATATCCACCACCACCACCACCACCAGCAAATGTTCCAGCATAATATCCACTAATTGTTATAGCAACACCAGCCCCTCCATTTCCAGAATTAATTAAAGTTCCGTTTCCTCCAACGCCTCCTGCGCCTCCACCACCTCCAGAATAATTAGGAGCATTACTATTGCCTCCATTGTTTCCAAATAAACCAGATCCTCCTGAATAATTTAATGATGGAACAAAATTTACAGCATGGTCATTTGATGACCCACCCCCAGAACCACCATTATTTCCATTTAAATATCCATTCACGCCAGTTCCACCACTTCCTCCTCCAATTGCAAATGTTGCAGCAAAAATACTTGGATTGGCTAAAGATAATGGAGGAGTTGTAGAATCTGTTCCATTTACTCCAGTTCCAACAATAACATTGTAGAGGGTACTAAAAGCAAGATTAGTAGTAGATTGAATAACTTGTCCAGCACCTCCACCACCACCCCAATTTCCACCACCAGCACCACCACCAGCAATTAACGCATAGTTGACAGAGTAACCAGTGGGTACAGTAGCAACATTAAGGTTTAAAAACCCTGATGTCGGCTGGAATGAGGTTTTAAGAATAAATCCCATATTTTATGGGAACGCTATTAAGCGTACCAGAATGAATAAGTGCAACTAGCAGATGCACCAATGTAAATCGTTCCTGTAGGGATGTAAGGAAATTGATATCCTACTCCTGGCCCAATATTAATTGAGTTCACATTTGTAAGAGTTCCGCTTGTTGTAGATACAAACAATACGGCTGATCCTGTGGATGTGTTCTGGATGGTAAGAGACTTTGTTGGACTAACTCCCAACGCAACACCAGTAGTTGATGTTGCAGTTCCACCACTAAATGTTACAGTTCCATTAGCCGCTTGAGTTCCAACAACTCCAATCACATTGGTTCCAGTAGGAAGTGGATTGTCAAGCATTACATTGGAAACTGCATTAGATCCAACTGTAGTAATAATTACTGAACCACCAGTTACAGAAGTTGCTTTGAAAGCAATATAATTTAATCCAACTGTATTGATTTGCCCGATAGTAGGTGTTGCGGCAGAAAAAGATGTTGCTGAATTTCCACTAGCAAGTGCTACATAAGAAGTAGAAATATAGTTAATACCATCAATTGAACCATATATTCCTATAGTTCCTCCAGTTGCCGTTGTAGTAGTTGAAAAAGAAAGCGTTGAAAGTCCAGCTACATTTACAACATAAGCTGTAATTGATCCTGGTGTAACTGAAGTAGTTCCAGTGATTCCTCCGCTGACAACAGGAGTTTGACCTCCAACTTGTCCTTGGATGGCATTAAAAATCTGCCAAAGCTGTTCACTTGAAGTTGTGTCAACAAATGCAGGAAATGTAAGAGCAGTAACAGACATGGCTATAAAATTGGTAAGACACCTTGGGGGGATAGAACCCCCAAGGCATCAAGAGTTTAATTACTGAAGGAAACCAACAACGTACACATCACCCGTGATCGCACCAATGCGTCCAGCGGTATCAGCCGTAGAAGCCTCGGTAGTGAGGGATGGGTTGTAGTACGAGAACGTAGTGCTGGTCTTGGAAAGAACAGTGACAAGGCCGTTATAGGCGGCATTACCAATGCTCAAAACATTGACTTGAACTCCAGCAACCAGCCAAGAAGGAACGCTCGACACCGTGATAGTGCTGATGTTGTTGGCGGTAACACGATTGGTTGAAGCCAATTGTGGGATTGCAGCAGTCGTGACGTTGACACGAACCGATTGCGTAGAAGCAGCTCCACCAGCGGCAGAACCACTAGCAGGGTTAGGGTTAGCAACAGGGATGTTGCCTAGCACATAACCATTTCCACTTGCCGCTTGTGAAGTAAGAGCCTGTTGTGACAGATTTCCGGCAGCATTTGGGCTTGTGGAGACAGGGACAGCAATCAGAGTTCCAGTAGCGATATTCTCACCAGTGGTTCCGTTATCAATTGCAACAACAGCTTGAGTGCCGTTAGTTCCAAGTGCGTTGGTATAAACAATGAACGAAGATGTAGGAATAAAAGTATTCTCATCGTAGTTAATTGCTCCAAGGGTGTAAGTTCCCGTCTTGGTGAAATCGACCGATAGTGGGCCGAAACGAACCAAGGTCAGGTTATTAGGAGTGGGTTTAGGGACGGACATATAATTAGTTTTGTTTGATTAGTTAAGATTAATAGTAGCTAGGAGTGTTGTAAATAACGTTATTAAGCGTATAAGCAACATTGACCGTTTCAGATGAAGGAGCAATAGTAATAGCACTCTGAAGTGGGCCACTACCATTAAGGTTAAATGCACCAGTAATCGTAACA